CTACAATAGCAGATGGATCAACAGATCCTGCTCGTAGTCTCTATTTAAAAGTTACTTCAGGTGCTTCTTTAACTGCGACCAGAACTTTAACAATAGCACCCAATACAGTATCTAAAGTTTGGATTATTGAAAATGCTACAAGCGGTTCGCAATCAATTAATATTTCTCAAGGCTCAGGTGCAAACGTAACAATACCAAACGGTAGCGTTGCTGTTGTTTATTCTGACGGTGCAGGTTCAGGTGCAGCAGTGGTTGACGCCTTTACAGATTTAAACGTCTCATCTTCACTTAGTATAGGTGGCTCAGGTGTGGCAACAACAGGAAAAGCTATAGCAATGGCTTTGGTTTTCGGATAAAATTAGGACAATATTATGGCAAATCCAAATTTAGTAAATGTAACTTCGATATACGGTAACAGTATAAATGGAGCTTTAACTACTACACTAACAACTGATTTATTAACTTGTGCAAGTAACAAGCTAATTAAAATCAATAACATTATCGTTGCAAACATTGATGGCACTAGTGCTGCTAATGTAACAATGGGAATTATTAAAAGTGGTGGTTCGGTAGTTTTATTTGCTTCTACTATCTCTGTTCCAGCAGATGCTACCTTGGTTCTTATTGATAAGAACTCAAGCATCTACCTTGAAGAATCAGATATCTTAGAGGGCGGTGCAAGTGCCAATGGCGATTTAACTTACACCATTAGTTACGAAGAACTAGATGACGCTTAAGGAGTTAAAATATGGCTCACTTTGCAGAACTTAATAACAGCAACGAAGTATTACAAGTAATAGTAATATCAAACACAGATGTAGATGCCAATGGTGGTGATGAATCCACCCAAGCAGAAACATTTGTAGCAACAATTGTTCCATACAACCCTACTGGTGTTGCTTGGAAACAAACCTCATACAACAGTAATTTTAGAAAACAATACGCAGGTATTGGCTATTCTTATGATTCTTCTTTAGATATGTTTATAACACCTCAACCTTATCCATCTTGGTCTTTGGACTCTAATGGAGATTGGTTAGCTCCAGTTACTTATCCAAGCGTAACTGAAATAGGTGGCTTAACAGTATTCCCTTCTTGGGATGAACCTAATCTACAATGGCTTGGTTCTACTTGGTCTGATAATATTCCAGAGATTGGAACAGAAACAAAATACACATGGGATGCTACTAATCTGCAATGGAATGAGGTCTAACCATGGCTAATTCTAATGGCGGAGTAGTAGGTGTAGATAATCCACCAGTTGAAAATCCTGAAGTAATAACCACATTTAATTCAAGCGGCACTTTAACGACTGCCCCTTATACAAGCGAAGTTGAATACTTAGTTGTCGCAGGTGGCGGTGGAGGTTCAGGTATCTATTATGGAGGCGGTGGCGGAGCAGGTGGCTATAGAACAGCTGCAAGTAATCCAGTCTCAGGAAACTCACCTTACCCAGTTACAGTTGGAGCAGGAGGAGCAGGTGGCGGAAGTAGTTCTAATGGAGTTGCAGGTAGCAATTCAGTTTTAGGAACACCCTCCCCAATCACTTCAACTGGCGGTGGTTTTGGTGGTGGCAATGGCAACCCCTCAGAAGGCGGACCTGGTGGTTCAGGGGGTGGCGGTGGTGGCTATTTAGCTGATACTGCCGCAGGTGGTGGATCAGCAACTCCAGGACAAGGAAATGCTGGTGGTTCTGCTGCTTTAACTCCAGGACAAAATGGTTCAGGTGCTGGAGGCGGTGGTGCAGGAGCGGTAGGTTCAAATTCAACCGCAGGTGCAGGGCCAAACGCTAGTTTAACAGGCGGTCCTGGTGGAGCAGGTACAGCAAGTTCAATCACAGGTTCATCAGTCACAAGAGGTGGCGGCGGAGGTGGCGGTGGTTATTTTACAGCAGCAGGTGGTACTGGCGGATCAGGCGGCGGTGGAGATGGTAGAGGCGTATCAAATCCAATAACCGCAGGTACAGCTAACACAGGTGGTGGAGGTGGCGGTGCTATGCACGCAAGTTATGGACCACCTAACGGAGCAGCAGGTGGCTCTGGTGTTGTTATTGTTAAAGAACCCAGCGCAGGATATGCAGCATCAGGAATATGGGATATGAACGCACTTTACGACAATGTAAAAGCAGGAACATGGAGTAGCTAATGCCTAGATTGATTGGAGCAGCACAAGCAGTAACTTCACAAACCCAAGATGCAGTTATAACCACATTTAATTCTTCAGGTACATTTGCAGCCGCATCACTTACAACAAATGCTTGGGTATTAGCTGTAGCAGGTGGAGCAGGAGGTGCTGCTCAAGGTTCAGGTGGAGGAGCAGGTGGGTATTATGAAGTACCCTCCCACCCTGTGCCTCAAAGTCCAGTACCTGTAACAGTAGGCGCAGGCGGAGTAGGTGGCGCACCTCTTGGTGCAGGTGGAACTAACGAAAATATGAGAGGTAAAGCTGGTGGTAATTCAATTTTTGGAGCAGCTTCTCCACTTACAGCAGTAGGTGGTGGTGGTGGAGTTAGAGGAGTTTCAGGCACACCCGTAGCTGGACAAGATGGTGGTTCAGGCGGAGGAGGTTACCGAGGTGGACCTAGTGCAGTTGCTGGAGGAACAGCAACTTCAGGACAAGGAAACGCTGGAGGTTCAGCTATAGGCGGAAACACAGGTGGCGGTGGTGGAGCTGGTGCTGTAGGTGGTACTGCTGGTACTCTTTCTCCATTGACTTATCTTGGTGGTGTTGGAGGTGCAGGAGCATCATCTGATATTTCAGGCTCGTCTGTTACTCGTGGAGGTGGAGGTGGAGGTGGATTTGGAGAAGCACCATGGACAGCAGCAGGTGGTTCAGGTGGTGGTGGTAAAAGTGATAGATACGCTTCAGATGCTACTCCAGATGTTCCAGCAACACGAGCAGTAGCAGGTACTGTAAATACAGGTGGAGGTGGTGGTTCAACAGCAACTGAAGCAGGTGGTTCAGCAAGAGGAAGCGCAGGTGGTTCAGGGGTTGTTATAGTAAATGAACCTGCAATAGACCGAGCATTGGCATCAAGTTGTTGGGATTTAAGACAAGTTTTTAGACAAATTAAAGCTGACGATTGGGTTTAAATAAGATATAAATTTTGAATTTAAAATATTACTACTGGTACTTTCAATCGGTTATACCTGAAAGAATATGTGACGATATTGTTCGTTATGGCAAAGAGCAAGAAAAAGAAACTGCTATTACAGGCAACTTTGGTAAAGATAAGCTCACCAAACTAGAACTTAAAAACATTCAAAAGAAACGCAAGTCTGATGTTGTGTGGATGAATGACCGATGGATATACAAAGAAATACAACCCTACATACATCAAGCAAATGCTAGTGCTGATTGGAATTTTGAATGGGATTGGTCAGAGTCTTGTCAATTTACTGAATACAAAAAAGGTCAATTTTACGATTGGCATTGTGATTCATACGAAGAACCTTATAACCAACCTGATGATGCTAATACACATGGTAAATTAAGAAAACTTAGTATGACTGTATCGCTTACCGATCCTGATGAATACGAAGGTGGAGATTTAGAGTTTGATTTTAGAAACACAGACGAAGGCTCTCAGCCAAGAATATGTGAAGAAATTAGAAAGAAGGGTAGCGTAATAGTTTTTCCTTCTTTTGTTTGGCATAGAGTTAAACCAGTCACCAAAGGCATACGACACTCTTTAGTATGTTGGAATTTAGGATACCCATTTAGATGAGCTTTGAAAAAAATAAATACCAAGTAATTAAAGGTGCTATATCAACAGAGTTAGCAGATTTTTGTTATCAATACTTTTTAAACAAAAGAGCAGTAGCAAGGCATTTGTTTGATGAAAAGTATGTATCACAATTTACTGAATACTTTGGGGTATGGAACGATACACAAATACCTGATACATACTCTCATTACGCAGACATAGTCATGGAAACTTTATTACAAAAAGTTAAACCTGTTATGGAAAAAGAATCAGGACTTAAACTAACTGAAACTTATTCATACGCAAGAATCTATAAAAAAGGTGACGAGTTAAAAAGACACAAAGACAGATACTCATGTGAAATATCTACTACTATGCACTTAGGCGGAGATGCTTGGTCTATATTTTTAGAGCCATCAGGAGAAGAAGGCAAGGATGGTATAGAAGTTAAACTAGAAGCAGGAGATATGCTTATGTATCATGGTTGTGACTTAGAGCATTGGCGTAAACCATTTAAAGGAAAAGATTGTGGACAAGTATTTTTACATTATAATGATAGTAAGGGCAAAAATGCCAAAACTAACAAATATGATGGCAGACCTATAATTGGCTTACCATCATACTTTAAAGGAGTTTAATATGGACGTATTAATACCACTAGCAATAATTACAACAGTAGTTCTTTTTTCAATAAAAAAATTCAAACCTGAGCTTTGGGTAAAAATTACTTCTATTTTAAAAAAATAGAGGTTTGATAAATTCATTCATGATATAATTCGTGAATGAGTATGGATTATAAAAAGATTTCCTTGTTGGTTCTTTCTGTAGTTTCTTTCAATTCTTTCGCAGATCAAACAGGTACTTGTACTTCAGGTACTCAATACTGTGAAGATAATAGTTTAGATACTACAAATACCACGACTACAAATAACACTAATGTTAACACTAATGTTAACACAAACACGAATAACAACACAAATAGCAATACAAATGTCAACACGAACTCAAACACGAATAACTCTGTTAATACAAACAGTAACACCAATTCTAATACCAGTTCTAATACTAATGTAAACACATCTACTGCTACAAACAACAACACAAATAGCAATACAAATGTTAATACTTCTAATTCAACTTCTAATTCTACAGTAAATTCTACAGTAGATCAAAATGTCACGAACTCAAGCACTTCTAATAATACTAACGTCAATACTTCGAATAGTACAAATGTCAATACTTCAAAATCGGATTCAAATGTTACAACTAACAACAAAAATGTTAATCAAAATAACAACAAATCTGATAACACGAACAGAAACATTAACGAATCAAATTCGACTCAAACTATAAACCAAAACGTTAGAAGTAAGGCACCTCCTGCTTCAGCGATAGCTCCATCTATAATGTCTTATTCACAGGACTTATGTACTGTGGGTAGGTCTGGAGCTTTTCAAGGACAAGTTTTTGGTTTTTCTACAGGCAGAACAGTTACAGATAAAAACTGCGAAAGGTTAAAATTATCCAAATACCTGTATGATATGGGAATGAAAGTAGCATCCGTTAGTTTGCTTTGTCAGGATGAAAGGGTATTCAAAGCCATGGCTATGGCTGGTACTCCTTGTCCGTACGAAGGTAAAATAGGAAAAGAAGCTAAAGCGGAATGGGATAAAAATCAATCTAAAAGACCAGACGTAAAAGACGCTGAAAAAGAATACATTAAAAACTGCACTTACGATTCAAACCCTAATAGAGAAAAACTTAATAAAGATCTAGTAAGTGGTGTTAAAGTTTTATACACAAGAAAGACTAAAACTAATAAACAATGCAAAAAAGAATTCTATGCTACGCAGTAGCTTGTTTGTTAAGTCTAAATTTATCAAGCACATACATATACGAAGCGAATCAATCTTTAATTGATTTAACTAATCAGTCAAGTACTACTAGTTTGAATGCAGGAGACGATCAAGTTTCTAGTGTATTTAATCTAGGGTTTACGTTTGACTTTTATGGTCAAGAATTTACCCAAGGGCGAATGGCCACGAACGGTTGTTTACATTTCAAAACCTCTGGAGCTTACTGTAATGACTTTACACCTGACCCATTAGCTTCTCAGTACACTTACACCCTACTACCTTTTTGGACTGACCTCATACGGGACAGCGGTTCTAGTATGTTAGCTAAAAGTTTTAGCGACAAAACAGTATTCGGGTGGTACGACATGAGAGAGTATAACCGAGCATCAGATAACAGTTTTGAAGTAATACTTTGGACTAACGATACTTTTGAGTTTAGGTACGGTGCATTAGATATAATTAATCACGATGTATTAATAGGTGAAGTAGGCAGTGGCAGTAAAGAAATCTATCAATATTATTACCACGATGAATGTAACACAGGTACAACTAACTCAAACTCTTGTGTCAATACAGACTGGAACAATACAGACAAGAACACTAATTTAGAAAATGGTGGTTCTTTGTATGGTTCTGGTAGTTATGTAGATTGTGGCGACCCTCTTAACGATGTTAGTTGCACAGGCTACTGGGAAGCTTATGACGATCAACAATGCGATCAAGATCCACAGTACGCACCTTTTTGTAGAGGGTACAATCAACAAGACTCTGTAGCTTATTTTGAAGAAGCAGAAGATTATGGATACCAAGAAGAAGATATGTGGTATGACGAAGAGTATGACGAATGGTTAGACCCTAATGACCCCTGTTATGAGAACAGATGTGAGGGCTTTACTGACGCAGATTGGTATGAGTTAGACGTAGAACAGTTTGGGCAAGAACAAGTAGATGAATGGATGGGAGCAGAAGTAGGTTTTTCTGATGATGGCATGATCGAGTGGGATAATACCCCAGTAAATTCATACGAAGATATAGATGTAATGATGGACGTTTGGGACATAGAGCAGGAGCAACATCGTCAAGAAGACCATATGCTAGAAGAGTTTTTATTTCAAGAAAGTTTTCTTGTAGAAGACTACCGTGAACCAGAAACTTTTATAGAATTTGAAACAATTGAAGAACTAGAGGAATGGTTTGATGAAGAGACTAATGAAAATGTTGAAGAACGAATTGAAGAAGAACTTGCTGATCTGGACGAACCAGAGGAAGAATTTATAGAAGAAATATTTGAGGAAGAAGTAGTAGAAGAAGTATTTGAAGCTATAGAAGAAAGGATAGCTGAAGCTGAAATAGAGGAAGAAAGATTAGAAAGAGAAGAAGTTATTGAAGAGTTTGAAGAAGTTTTTGAGGAAGAGTTTCAAACTGCAGAAAGAGAAGAGGCTACAGGTAAAAGTTCTATTAGTAGGGATATGGCTCTTCAAATAGTTTCTTCTACTATAAGTACAGCAAAGAAAAGTATCAGTGGTACTAATTCAGGTAGCTCGGTGCACGCAACAGGGACTAGTGTAGCCTCAGGTAGTTCTAGTAGTTCTTCTAATTCTGGGTTCAGTACAAGTAGCTCTCCCAGTATTTCTGATCAATTCGCTTCTGCTTCTGTGCAAACTAATGAAACACTATCCATGAGCATTGATTCAAGTAGTTCTGTTGGCAGTACTGCGGATATTTCTACAGCTGCAACCTTTGAAACTACTACAGAAACAGTAGTTGCAGACGTTCAAGTACAAAACGTTCAAGGAGAAATAGATACAGCTGTATCGGATATGTCAACTACTTCAGACGCAGACCAAATAGCAGACCAAATAATAGCAGCAAACATTAAAGAACAACAAGAAGAAATAGAACAAGAACAAGAGGATACAGGTCAGTATGGAGATGAATCTACTTTAGTAGCGTTAATTGGTTACGTTCCTGATTTCGATCAGTACCGAACAAGTTTTGTACCAGATCAAAAAAAGTGGTACTCAGAGAGAGTAATATATACTACAATATTAACTGACAACACACAGGCATTTTATGGGCTAGCAGGTCAAAATATAAGAACGCTTAATAAACTAAAAGAAATGCAACCAGCTTTATAGGAGAATTTATGAATTGGTTTGAAAACAAAACAACACAAATAATAGCTTTAGTTGGTATAGTTACTACTCTTGCTGGGTTTGGCTATCAAGGAGCTCAGTACGTCAATAGGTTAGATAATCTTGAAGCTCAAATAGGCGGTATAGGTGATACTGAAAACGCACAAAAAATAATAGAAGAACGTTTCGCATCTATAGAAACATCAGTTAAGTTTCTAGAAAAAGAAATAGATAACATAGAAGTTCCTGACGTTACAGAAATTAAAACTGATATAGCTACTATTAAAGCAGACGTACAAAGTTTAGACAAAGATATTAAAAAACTAGAGAATGTAAATCCATTAGCGGGATAAAAATATGAAATTTAATTTAATTAAAAATGTAGTAGGTGCGTTAGCTCCTACACTCGGTTCAGCCTTGGGCGGACCATTGGGCGGTCAAGCTGCATCTGTTATTGCTGGCGTACTTGGTTGCCAATCAGATCCTAAGTCTATTAATAAAGCTATTCAATCAGCAACTCCAGAACAAATGCTAGAGCTTAAAAAAGCTGAACAAGGTTTTGAGTTACAAATGAAAGAGCTTGAAGTAGATGTATTCAAACTAGAAGTTCAAGACAAACAAGATGCACGAGGTAAGTTCAGTAAAGACTGGACAGCACGTATCATGGGTATCGCTGTAGTGGGTGGGTTTATGGGATACATATTCTTAGTTACTCTTCAACCACCTGAACAAAACAGCGAAGCATTAATTAATTTAGTGCTTGGTTATCTAGGTGGGTTAGCAAGTGCTGTAATCAGCTTTTACTTTGGTGCTTCAAACACACCTGATAAAGATGACTAGTAGAAAAACAGCTTCAGATGTACATTCAGATCTTCGTGCTCACGAAGCGAAATGTGAGGAAAGATGGAAAACAATATTTTCAGAAACAGCAGACATAAAAAAAGAAATGAGCGATCTAAATGGAACGCTAAAAATGGCACTGTTTGGAACATTTGGTTTTATGTCAACACTTTTAATAGCTTTTTTAACAGGGATAGTAGCAATATAATGAAAATATCAGACAAAGGTTTAGAACTTATCAAAGATTTTGAAGGCTGTGAGTTAGAGGCGTATAAATGTGCAGCTGGTGTATGGACTATTGGTTATGGTCATACTAAAGATGTTAAAGAAGGAGACATTTGGAGCCAAGAAAAAGCAGAACATATGTTGTCAAAAGAACTAGAAGATGAGTATGAGCATTATGTTAATTCTCTTGTAACAGTTCCTATGAATCAATGTCAGTTTGATGCTNTAGTTTCTTGGGTTTACAACTTAGGTCCAGCAAATTTGAAAAAATCTAGTATGCTTAGAGTCTTGAATGAAGGTAAGTACGATGAAGTTCCAGCACAAATAAAAAGATGGAACAAAGCTGGTGGGAAAATTTTGGATGGATTAATTAGAAGGAGACAAGCAGAAGCAGAAATGTTTGAGGGCGAAAATGCCTCTTAGTAAATTTATTTTTCGTCCTGGCATCATGCGTGAAGGCACAGACTACGACAATGAAGGTGGTTGGTTTGATGGTAATTTAGTTCGTTTTAAATCAGGTCGTGCAGAAAAAATAGGTGGTTGGCGTAAAGATTCAGTTAATTCTTTTTTAGGTACTTGTAGGGAATTAAGTAGTTGGGTAGCTTTAGATGGTTCTAAATACTTAGGGTTGGGTACAAACAAAAAATACTATATTCAAGACGGAGATGTTTTTAACGATGTTACTCCTATACGTGCAACTACAGGTGCTAATGAAATATCTTTTGCAGCAACAAATGGATCAAACATTTTGACAATAACAGATACTGCACATGGTGCAGTACAAGGAGATTTTGTTACATACAGCGGTTGTGCTTCTTTAGGAGGTCTGATCACTGCTGGTGTTTTAAATCAAGAATACGAAATAGCAACAGTTACTAATGCTAATGTGTATACTCTACTCGCTAAAGATACATCAGGAAATAGTGTGTCAGCTAATGGAAGCGATACTGGAAACGGTCAAGGAACTATCATCGGTAACTATCAAATAAATATAGGTCTTGATGAATACGTAAGCTCCACAGGTTGGGGAGCAGGTTTATGGGGAACAGGAACTTTCGGTTCTGCTACAGCTTTAAGTTTTACGAATCAACTGCGTCTATGGTCTGCGGATAACTTCGGAGAAGACTTAGTTAGTTGTGGACGTAACGGTGGTATTTTTTATTGGAAAAAAAGTGATGGGCTGACAACTAGAGCTGTTCTCTTAGCTAGTAAGACAGGGGCTAATCAAGTTCCTACGGTTGGATTACAAACCATAGTTTCAGAAAAAGATAGACATCTCATTGTTTTAGGAGCAGATAATTTAAGTGGAGACACAAGGACAGGGGTTATTGACCCTATGCTCATAGCTTTTAGCGACCAAGAAAATGAGTTAGAGTTTGAGCCTAGAACAACAAACACCGCAGGTAGTTTAAGGTTATCCGAAGGCAGTATTATTGTAGGTTCTGTTAAAGCTAGGCAAGAAATATTAGTTTGGACGGATACTGCTCTATATAGTATGCAGTTTGTTGGACCGCCTTTTACTTTTAGTATTAATTTAATTAATAATAACACAGGTCTTATAGCTCCAAATGCAGCAGTTACTTCTCCTGCTGGTGTGTACTGGATGGGTTATGATAGTTTTTATGTATACAACGGTAGCGTTCAAAAAATACCTTGTAGTGTACTTAGTTATGTTTTTGATAATTTAAATGTAGGTCAAAGTTATAAAATACTGGCGTTTACAAATAATAGATTTAACGAAGTAGGTTGGTTTTATGTTTCTTCCGACGCTACAGAAATCGATCAATATGTAACGTATAACTACGCTGAAAAATCTTGGAGTTATGGAGTTTTGAGTAGAACAGCTTGGTTAGATTCTGGTACTGAAAGTTACCCTAGAGCTACAAGCAGTAATTATATATACGAGCATGAGTTTGGTTACGACGATGATGGCAGTCCTATGACTAATGTCTTTATAGAAAGTTCTGATTTTGATATTGGTGATGGTGAACAGTTTGCTTTTATATCTCGTATTATCCCTGACCTTAGATTCGTAAGTAATAGTTCTGCTGGAGCAGTTAACATGGTCCTAAAAACTAGAAACGCTCCTGGTGATACGTTAGCCACAAACAGCACGAACGTTATAACTAGCACAACTTCACAAAGTTTTGTCAGAGCTAGGGCGAGACAAGCAGCAGTTAGAATTGAATCAGATGATAATGATACAAGTTCAAATGCTAGTGTCGGTTGGAGATTAGGTGCGACAAGATTAGACGTTAGACCTGACGGCAGAAGATGAGCAAACTTTTACCGACTCGGCTACCAGTTAGTGTTGAGTCAGAAGTTTCTTCTGATACATACAACAGGTTAGTAAGAGTTTTAGAAATTAATCTAGCAGAAGTCGACCCTGAAAACACTAGGAACGTTAACCAAGCACAAAGGAACACATTAAATTTTAATGTGGGTACTGTGATTTGGAACACGACTATAGGCGCACTGCAAGTATTCAAAGGTTTGTATTGGGAAAATATTAGTACACCTACCACCCCTCAAGGTTATGAAGCCTTGTCCTCACTGGGTAGTGTGACTGTTACACTTGATGGCGTTGTGAGTATAGAATTAGGCACGGCTACAAGTGGGTATGGAGTAGAAACCTATTATACTTAAACGATGTGGTCTTTGTAAAAAATTAAAAACAATCAATAAATTTGATTTTTCTTATACAAGAACCTATTGTCAAAAGTGTAAATCACTTAGAAGAATACGCAGTATTAATGCTAGTCCTAAAAGTTACATAGGTAATTTAGTTACTCAATTAAAGTATAGTCGTAAAAAACAAGGGCATAAATGGAATTTAACAGCCTCCCAAATTTGGGACATATACGAAAAACAGGATGGAAAATGTGCTTTGTCTGGTGTGCAGATGACTCACTTCAGGACTCACGGAGAAGAGGGTGAAGCGAATATATCTATAGATCGTATAGATCCTGAAGGTTTATATGTACTAGCGAATATACAACTGGTCTGTAAAAGGGTAAACTATATGAAACACAATAAAGATCAAAAAACCTTTCTTAATTGGGTAGGTTTGATATACAATAATAGTAACAATGACTGATCCAAACACACAACTATCCGATACCAAAGGATGGTTTTGGGATCACATTAACAAAAGAATGTACCGCTGGCATGAACTAGAATTATTAATGAAAGAGCGTGACTTAAAAAAGAAACAGACAAAGGGATATTAGATGGGTTTAGGTAAATCAGTAAAAAGATTCTTTAAGAAAAACTTACGAGATATCGTCACAGTTGTAGGCACCATTGTTCTTGGTCCAGTTCTTGGTCCAGCAGCAGGTGCTGCTATTGGTCAAGGAATAGGTTCTTTAGCAGAAGGTAGAAGTTTAAAAGACTCCGCAATTAGTTCAGCTAAAATTTATGGTGCTGGTAAAATAGGCGAAGGAGCAGGTTGGGGTCAAGCAAGCAACTGATTTAGATGGTGTGAGCAAAGCAGGCAGTGTTTTCCGTTTTGGCGATCCAATGACTGCAGCTCAAACTTCAGGAATAGGCGGAACTTTTCAAGATTTAGGTGCAGGTGGACGTAATTTACTGTTAGGTAAAAACAACCCAGCTACTGGTAAACCATTTACTTTTGCAGAAACTTTAGGTAAAGAAAGTGCATTACAAACAGGCTTTAGCGACCTTGGTTTTATGGGTAAGGCTGGTGTAGGAGCGTTAGGGTTAGCTGGTATAGGTGGATTTGACGGAGTAGAAGAACCTAATAACCAAATGCCAGGAGCCACGAGCCAGTATCTAACTAGAGGTTTAACCCCAGCTAGATTAAGTAACGCATACAGCACAGCAGGTATACCAGTAGGTGCACCTCAAGGCGGTAACGCTTTAAATTCTAGCTTCGCTGGTTACGACCCTATTAACCAAGCATACGCAGCACTACTAGACAAAACCTACGGTGACATGGCTTTCCCTGAGTTTTCACAATCACAAATTAAAGGGGCTAAAGAAGGTGGCGGAATAGCTAGGCTTATGGACGGTGGTGAGTTACCTCAAATGGATTTAAGAGAGCACGGTGGTGATATAAATGACCCCGAAGGTTCTGGTGACGAAGATACTGTACCTGCATTACTAGCAGACGGTGAGTTCGTTATGACTAAACAAGCAGTAGCAGGTATGGGTAACGGTAACCACGACACAGGAATCGCTAACTTATACGCTATGATGGATATGAACGAAAATAAAGCTCAACGCATGGGCATAGGAAGAGCATAATGGCTACAACAACACAATACGCAAGACAGGAAAGTTTACCCCCAGAGTATTTACAACAGTTTTTCGCTGGTGTGCCAGGAGCCAATGTCCCTGGAATAATGCCGTTGATGAACCAAGACCTTGTTAATAAATTACAGAGCATGGGTCAAGAGGGAGGTTCTCCGTTTAATTACACAGACCCACGTATAGCTGGGTTTAGCGGTGCGGAACAACAAGGGTTTCAAAATGCAGCAGAAGGTATAGGAAGTTATCAACCGTTTTTTAGAAGGGGTGAACAACTAGCCGAGCAAGGTGTATCAGACGTAAGAAGAGCCAGTGACATAGGTACTCAGTACATGCAACAAGCTGGTCAAGAAGGTGCAGGTGCGGTAAGAGAAGCAGCAGGAATGTTAAGAGGTTTACCTAGCCAGTTTCAAACTGCTCAAGGTTTAGCTCAAGGTGCCACAGGTCAATATAACCCTAATTCAGCACAAAGTTTTTATAATCCTTTTGAAAACCAAGTAGTAGATCAAACTCTACAAGATATTAATAGGCAATACGGTCAGGCTTCTGTACAAGATAGAGCTAACCAAGTAGCCAGTGGTGCATATGGCGGTAGTAGAGGTAGATTAAATCAAGAAGAGATAGCACGACAGTTCGGTCGTGGTGCAACAGAAGCTATCGGTGGTATACGTGCTGGTGGTTATAGCCAAGCTCAACAACAGGGTCAACAAGCGTTTGAACAAGATAAGTCTAGACAACTACAAAACGCTCAGCTTTACGGTAACTTAGCTGGTCAACAAGGTAACGTCGCTGGAGGACTTGGAGCGTTAGGAACAGGGTTAAGTAATATATATGGTGGAGTAGGTAGAGATATAGCTACTGCAGGGCTAGGGTTAGGTCAGTTTGGCTCTAACGTAGGCGGTCAGTTAGCTGGGTTTGGTCAAGGTATGTCTGGTTTACAAAACCAAGATACTCAAACTCTATTAGGGATAGGCGGAATGCAACGTGGTAGAGATCAAGCGAACTTAGATATGAACTATCAAAACTTTGTAGGTCAATATAACTTACCAAGTCAATTATTTGGTCAAATGGGTCAGACCGCTGCAGGGTTTGCCCCAGCTTTAGGTGGAACTAACTTGACACAGGCTAGTACTAGTGCGCCAAGTAATTCATTAATGCAAGGCATAGGTACAGCAGCAGCACTTTACGGTGCAACTAAAACATAATGGCAATAAACGCACAAGATTTGTTTAACGAACAAAAAGCCATGGACATGCTTCAACAAAACGTGCCCATAGAAATGATTATTCAACAGACAGGCATACCTAGACAACAACTAGAAGCCAGTCTTACTAATTTAAATATCGCTGGTCAAAATATACAAAGACCGACTTTGCCTAATGCTCCCCCACCAAGCGGTATAGCTTCAATGCCTATACAACCAGAAGTAGCAGATGTAATGCCAGATAATTTGGGCTCAGAGATAGGAGATTACCTTACAGATGAGTTAGGTTTTGATCCTGCAACAGGTGGCACGGTTGACAAGCCATCTATACTACAACAACTTAATCAAGCTAACGCTACTATCGCACTAGACGCAGAAGATCCTAACGCAGCCATGGAAGAAGTGCTGAAAGCTCAAGGTGATTTGTCTGGACTTCCAGAAAAAGATCAACTTGGTGTTTACCGTACAGCGTTAGTAGACTACTATAAAGAAGCTGGTCAAAAATACAAAGACTTAATTAAAACTCCAGACGAAGGTCTACCTTTTTTAGTCGCAGGTCTTAGCCTGATAGACTCAGGAGAAACAGGCGATAATTGGATGACAGCGTTAAGTAAAGCAGGTGGTAAGTACGCTGTTTCTAAAAAACAGGGTCAAGCAAAATACGACGCTCAAATACAAGATATTGACATTAAAAACTTGATGGCAGCAGACGCTGGGTTTGCGGATGTTATAAAGAAAAACATCGACTATCAAATGAAATTAGATTTTGAAACTAAGGCAGGTACACGTAAAGAATATATTCTTAAAAAGCCTGGACAAGACACCGAAAACATTGTTCAATTAACCAGTTTAGAAGTAGCTGACTTAAAAGAACTTTACGGAGAAAACTCACTTAGGGAAAACGACTCCACAGGTGCGTCAGGTACACAAAACAATTACAAAATTACCTATAAAGACGGTAGATCTGTTACAAGAGCTTTAAGTAATGATGGAGCAAAAAAATACGAGCTAGATTTAAACAACGATGTTATCGCAGGCTTTGAAAAAGCAGGCACTACTAGTAGCGCAGATTCGTTACAAATCGGTTACAGAGACACAAGTAAAAAAGGTTCTGGTCTTTGGAATTTTGCAAACGTAAGCCCAGCACAATACACAGAATATTTAAATGACCCCAACCTAGAAGTAGAAGCGTTTAAACCTACTGATACAGTAGAAGTTATCGACAAGAGAGATGATTCTTTAAAAGAAATATCTAAAAAAGAATTTATTGTTAACGCAGATAAATACACTATGAAAGGAGAAGTCCAAGCGACTATACAAAACGGAGATAGCCTTATCACGATCGGTGATAGCGGTGGTGTTTCACCTTTTGGTCCAAAAGCATCTCTAGTTAATACATACGTGGGGGATACTAAAAAACAATTTGCTAATAGAAAATTTATGAGTAAACGTATGTTTGAAACAGCAGACACTGTTCTTGAAATCGTAGACGGAATGAGAGCCAGAGGTCAAAACCCAGATAACGCTTTTAATAATATAGCAGGACAAGCACTTGGTCCAGCTACTAACGTTCTTACTTCTTTAAACTCACTAGGTAAAGTTTTTGAAAATAGCTCTGGTACGTTTGAAGGTCAGACGATTGATAAATTTAAATATCAAATTACTTTAGAAGATGGAACAAAAGAATCTGTAACATACAACGAGTTTAAAAACTCTATAATAAAAAGCGATATGTTTAAAAAGTTAGAAAAAGATTCTAGTATAGGTAAGTTTCTTTCCGCGAGTAATGCCCAAAGAGAACGAGTCCAAGCAGGGTTATTTACACTAGCTATTCTTTCTGCAGGCGCTATGGGTGGTGAAGGCACTACTGATATGCGTGCGATTAGTGATAAAGATTTAGTCACGCAGTTTGAACGAGTCGGTAGAATGGCTAGAGACGAAGAATCTTTTAGAGCTTTGCTTACCGACCTTAAACGAGATGTGTTGTATCAAGAGCGTTCTTATTTAGAAGCTCAATCCGACTTGGGAAGCTCAGATTTTTACGAATACTCAGCACGGAAGAAAAACGAGGAGACAGGGTTTATGGAAAGTGTGCCTGTTAACGCATGGGACGTTAAAGGTTTGAACGACTACTACAATACCAGACTAGCAGAAATTGAAACACAAATCGATGCTCTTGGACCAGTGTCCGCTGCATCTACAAGAAGTTCTAGCCCAGACGGAACTACTCCTGTCATAGAAATTAAACCGACCTTGGTTAATGGTGTAGAATATAGACCAGAACAATCTTCTGGGTACACTGTTGCTGGAAGTAACCAACCTGCATCGTTAGCTCAGTTAGTAGCTTACGCACAAAATACTCCACAAAAAAGTAAAGTAAATCTATTAGCAGATATTCAAGTTTATTTAAAAAATGACCCTGCTTTATTGCAAGCGTTTTTAAACATGTACGCAGGAAAGGAAAAATAAAATGGCACAAGATGATATAGTAGACTTAGATCCTTTTCTAGAAGCATTAGGAACTAGTACGATGATCAAGACACCTGATCCAATAGCTGATTTACCTTATAGGTCAAGAGGTCCAATGGATTTTGACACGGACATCAAAAATTTTTTAGTAGAGAAAGCTGGAGCTAGTAAAAATTTAATTGACACATTGGTTGGAGGAAGGGGCACTTTTAGAGATAGGGCTTTTGGTTCACAATACACAGACGAAGGACTAAAACTTCCACAAAGAGGTCTCATACCTGAATTGTTTAGTCCCACAGACGCTGGTACTCAAGCTGCTGAAAGAGCAGGGGTTAGTAAAGAAAACCCAGCTAGGGAAATCGCAGAATATGCTGCATATTTACCAGAAGACGTTTATGAAACAGGCGTACAAAAATTAATAAGACAATACTACAATAATAACTTTGATACACCTTTAGATTTTGATTACGAGTTTCAAAGAGAACCGTACAATAAAGAAATCATATACAAAGATCCAACAACAAATGAGTTTACATATGTCAATCCTCCTGGATTAGACATGGGAAATTTAAAAGCCGTTGGCACACAACTTTTCCCTGAAATTCTTGGTGGATTAACTGGTGCTGCTTCTACTATGAACCCTCAACGCAGAGTTACAGGTCCAATCACTGGTGGTATAGGTGGGTATGCTGCTGCTACTGGTGCTGCTGAATTAGCAGGAGTTGGAGATATAACAAAAGGTGTTATGCAGGGTGCTGGTACTGTTGCTGGAGCGTTATCTGGTACTGGACAAGCAGCAGTAACTCCCATAGTTTTAGGAGAAACGGTTGGAGGTTTTCTTACTCGGTATCAAACACTAAAAGATTTAAAGAATAAAGGTTTGTTAAACGAAACATACGACGAAGAAAAACTTTATAAAACTGCTCTTAAAGATGCAGGTGTTACTTTTCTTTTTGGTGTAGGGGCTAACGCTCTTGGTACAGCTATTATCAAAGCTTCAAGTAAAGGCGGATATGGTATTGAAGGTTTTGATTACGATGCATTTGAGTCTGCTTTTGATGATTTAAAAGCAGCAGCAGCAGGAGACCCAGCAGCAGAAAGAGTTATCGCTACTGCTACAGTCCCAGAAATTATGGAAGCTGGTAACGTAGGTTCCCCAATAACTCGTGAAGCTTTTCAGTCAAATATTTTAGATGCCGCAAGTGGTGGTGGGGATCAAGCTAAGTTAGTTAAAGCTAGATTAGATGAAGCTAGACGTGCGAGAGAAGAAGGATTAGACACACAAATAGGTATTGCTGACCCCAGTATGCCGACTAAAACAGGAACAGTTAAAGAAGAACTTAAAGGGTTGGAAGGCAGCGAAAAAGTTTTACGCAGAGAACAAATGGGTAAAGAAATGATAGAAGATTTTGATAGCTCTATCGACCCTAAAATTTTAGAAATTGAAAAACAAATAGAAAACACACGTGGAAACTTTGGTGATCAATTAAACCTACTCGGCGACCCAGACATAGAACCTGAGTATGTTATTAACTACATACGAGAAACTTTAGATGAAGTTCGTAAAGCAGCAGGAAAAACAAAAGGCGATAAGACAATGGATCCTTACGGCAGTTTTAAAGTTAAGCTCAATAAAATGGTGGCTGATAGTAAGAACAACGATAAAGTTTTAGATAACATTTTAGATTTATCAAACACAGGTAACCGACCTTTCTTTCAAGAATTATTAGACGATGGTCAATTTCCTGAAGCTCGTGTTTATTTAAAAAAAGCTCTGCTTAATAAATATAAAACTGCTATGGGTAGAGATGAAGCAGGAAATCTTATTCCGTTGACTTCTAAAAAACATGATGATTTTATTAACACCAATAAAAACGTTATCGATGATTTATTAAACAAAGAAGAATTATCCACACTAGGCGACGCTAGACTTTGGGGAGATCAATTAAAAAGAAAAGAAAACAGTTACGATAAAGCTATTAACAAATTGAGACAAGAACCATGGGGCAGAAGCACTGATCCAGAATTTATTTTTCGTAATACTTGGACGGCAGAAAAAGAAGGTATTACTAAAACTAGAAAAGTTAAAGAACTTATTGAGGAAAATCAAGAACTAGCCGACGAGTATAGATTAAATATTTTAAAAGATATGAAAGATCAAACTGGTAGTTTTAAAGGCAAACAATTAGTTGACTATGTAGACAACTATGGAGCAATGCTAGACGAATGGTTTCCAAGTGATTTTTCTAAAAATATTCGTACGTATGGTAGATTAATTGATAAGTTAAATGTTATGAGAGGTGCTACAGACGACCCTAATTTAGCTGTAGAGATTATGAAAAAATTAGCTAGGGTTTATGTAGGGTTTTTTACTGCTCCAGGTAGAGCACTTAGTGCTGCTCAACAAGGGTTCGGTGTGTACAGTAACAACCGTTTATTAAACGTTATCCTTGATCCAGAAAAATTGTTAGAAGAAAAAGCACTACAAAATTTTGTACAGTCTCCTGTAGCGAAAGCCTTCCTCCGTGGTGCAGGCAGAGAATATGGTAGAAGTACAGAAAGTGTTACTGGTAAAACAGATCCACAAAGTGGCGAAATACCAACAACAGATCCATTTAAATTTGAAGATTATAATTCTGTGTTTAGCATGGATGAACTTGAACTTAATAGAGGCGGTAGCCCATTAATAGAATTAAAGTATAATTACTGATATGAGTATCTACGATAGAGTAAAAAACCAATCCTTAATGCGTATGCAAGAAGGTGGCCAAGCAATGACTCCTGAGCAACAAGCTCTTTTAGATAAGTATGTTCAAGAAGCTACAAATAATTTTATTGGTGGTAATTTTACTACTCCTGGTATAGATTTAGGCGGTGGTTTAGGGGGTATACCTGGTGTTAATTTAAACATGCAAGACATACTTGCTCAGTTACCACCAAGTGGATTACTTGAAAATCAAATGTTTGGTATACCTACTGTGTTTACAGATCCAGTAGAAGAGGAAGTAGTAGAAGAGGAAGAAGAAGACATAGCTCCAGTTATGCCTGTTGCTCCTGTTAACGCCCCAGTTAAAGAAGTAGTAAGTGAGGAAGTTGCTGAGGAAGTTGCTCCAGCACCAGCTCCAAGTACGCCCCCTCCATCCGCAGGTATTCCTGCAGCAGGAGACATGGTTACTCAACCACCTCGCGTGGTTTTACCTCCTACTCCTGCGGAAGATATGAATCTAATCACAGGTACAGACGCCCCACTTACGGAAGAAGAAAAATATAACGTGGCTACTCCAACTATGACTCCGACCACAGGTGCGGATATTGCCAGACTTAACCAACAATACAACGACACGTTTTTAAAAATGTTAGTTCAAGATCCAGTTAACGCACAAGCTGGTCAACCTGTGTATGGTCCTGGTGGTAATCAAGGTGTTCAAGGTGAACAGTCTGGGTTAATTGGGGGGGAAAGTATAAACCGTTACGCTCAAAACCCTAACTCAAGTTACATGTCTCCTGGAATTACAGGTACA